AAGATATTACAGAAGATAGCGAAGGAGATAGAGTTGAGTTAACAGAACAGGATAAGCATTTTGAACATTGGGGCTGGTATGTAACCTTAGATAAGTTAGCGAATAAAGATAGAGAGAAATGGGATTACTTTTTAAACATGAATATAGTAGCATTTCTTAATTATTTAAGTTTTGTAAAGGATAGGAATAAATGGGACAGTTAGATAACTTATTAAAATCATTTGACAAAAGGATTAATGACTTTGAGCATTTGACTTATAATGAATTAGATGTAGTTATTCAGCAGTTTATTGGCGATGTTAAACAGAACTTAGAAACAAACGATTTAAACGCATCGGGGCAGTTAAGCGCATCTATTGTACCATTACCATCAATAACGAGTGCAGGTGTTGTTAAAATAAGAATAGAGCTGAATGATTATTGGAAGGATATAGACGAAGGAACTAAACCAAAGGGAGCAACTAAAGATAATATAGCTAAAATGCTGCCACAGATAGTAAAGTGGATAGCTAACAAGCCATCAGTACAACAATTAAGCAAAGTAAAAAAACGTGAAACATTAGCCTATTTAATTACAAGGGCTATATTGAAAAAAGGAACTATAAAGAAATTCGGTTACAAAGGAAGTAAGTTTTTATCTTCTGAGTTACCAGGATTCAAAGAAAACATATTAAAAGTATTAGAACAACAATTAGTTAAATAATGGCACTAACAATAACAGGATTAGCGGATAGTGGTTTTTACCCTGCAAACAATGATATGTTTTATACATTGTCATCTACTAATACAGCACAAGCTAACTTTAGATACATTGCAGATATTTACATTAATGGCTCATCTACTTACAATCGTATTGAAGTGGTTGCACATCCTACCTATTCAAGTGGTGTAGTTGATATTAGTGGAATAGTACAAAGCTATTTAACAAGTAACCCCGAAGATAACACAACTACCTTTAAGCAATGTGGTAACCATATTTGCAGTTATGTAGTTCAATTTGGTGAGCAGTATGGTCCAAGTAGCGGTGTAACAACTTACCCAAACATAACAAGTAAAACAGCATACGCTTATAATGGGGTGTTCAATCCTATTGATTATTTAAGCTATAATGATGCAGCTTATAAGTTAGGCAATACATCAAGTAACTTCTTAACTGACAATCCAAGAATAGAAGTAACCGCAACCGATAAGCTAAACATAGGATTTTTAAACAACACAACAAACGAGGGTAAGTTTTTAGAGATTTCAAGTTATGAGCCTGATGGTAGCTTTGCCGATACTGTTACGATTTTAAATCCATACAATACGATTAGCGCAAATGGGGATAGATCAATAGATATTAACGTAGGCTTTGCATGGTTAAATAGTTTAGTAACTGCCGACTTTGTAACTGGCTCTGCACCTTTCTTATTAAATCCAGGTAGTTACACAATTAGAATGTTAGATAGTACAAGTGCAGCATCTTCTGAAACTTTGACTATTTACTTAGTGGACCAATGCACAAAAGGAACTCCAGTACGTTTTAAGTTTATGAATAACTATGGTCATTATGATTACTTTACTTTCTTAGGGGCTACAAAAAAGAATACAGACATAAAAAGAAACTTATATAAGAGTGATAATAACAAGTGGAGTACATCGGGTTACTTAGGTAATGCAAGAAACAGAGGTACTACACAATTTGAAACAGTATTAAATGATACTATCAATGTTCAATCTGATTGGATAACAGAGGCGCAAAGTGTATGGTTAGAGCAGTTAGTTAGTTCGCCTGATGTTTATGTTTACGAGGGTAGCAACTTAGTAGCTGTTAACATTGTAGATACAAACTATCAAACGAAGTATGTATCAAATGACCAACTATTTAACCTCTCATTAAGTTTTAGATATAATTACAATAGAACAAGACAAAGAAGATAATGAATACTAAAATCTATATTAATAGCGAGTTAATTGATATTACTGATGATGTTAGTATTCCATTAACTTATGCAATTGCTGATGTTAGAGAGCCTGAGAAAAGGAATACCACGTTTAGTAAAACAGTTGTTATACCTGGCAGCCAATTAAACAATAAGTTGTTTGGTCAAATATGGAATGTAAATAGTAGTGTTAATTCAAGTGGTACTACTAACTTTAACCCATCTTTTAACCCTAACTTAAAAGCAAATGCAATTATTACGTACAAAGATGTTGTACAATTTACCGGCATAGTTCAACTGCTTAATGTTAACTTGTTAGATGAATACGAGATTAATTATGAGGTTGCTTTCTTAGGTGAGTTGGGTAATATATTTCAAGCAATAGAGAATAAGACTTTAGCACAGGTTGACCTTTCAGCCTATAACCATTTATACACAGCGCAAAATCAAAAGAACAGTTGGGATTACTCTATAATTAAAAACGGGGCATCTTACCCTTTTACTTTAGGTGAGGGCTATGTTTACCCTTTAATTGATTATGGTTATAACAATGGAGTTGATTGGAATGTTAAGCACTTGTTTCCTGCTGTTTATGTAAAGACAATTATTGATAAGATAATAGGAGATTCAGGTTTCCAATATTCAAGTGATTTCTTTAATACCGATTTATTTAAAAGATTGGTTATTCCTTTTAGCGGTGGTAGTGCTTTAAAGTTAACCGATGCACAGATTGCTAATAGAACATTTAGGGCAACAGCAAGTGGAGTAACGCAGATAAATAACTATGGTTCAGCTATACAAACCATTTTAATAGGTGATGATAGTACTTCTCCTAATTTTGATGATGGGAATAACTATAATAATACTACAAGTAAGTTTACTGTTTCAAAAAGTGGAACTTATGTATTTAGGTTTAAACCAAAAGTTACTATAACACACTTTCCAAGTGCTAATACATCTTTGAATGGTCAGTTCCCAGTATTAGGAAACTTTAGAATAAGAAAACAAAGCGGTGGTTTAAATTTATTAACTTCCGTATCTGTTAGATTGTGTAGTGGTGCAGCTTTACCAAATAACTTTTCAATATTAAATGGTGGCGCAAGTGTTACAAGTGGAACAACAACATTAGAGGCAGAAGGTGAAATATCAGTAACAGCTTATGCAAATGCAGGAGATATAATTTATTGTGAATACGTTTATCAAGGTAATGTTGGAGGTGTTTATTTATCAGGTATAAATTCAGCAACTAACTACCAAAGAGTAAACGTTAACGTTGGTACTTTATTTGCTGTACAAATGGCAGATGTTGATATACAAGAAGGAGATAGTGTATCTATTAACAATGTGCTACCAAGTAAATATAAGCAAAGTGATTTACTGAAATCTGTTATTAAGTGCTTTAATCTATTCATACAACAAGATAAGTTAATACCTAACAAGTTACTTATTGAGCCTCGCAAAAACTTTTACCCAAATACAGCTGATTATGTTCGTGATTGGACTGATAAGCTAGATAATAGTAGGCAAATAAAGATAGTTCCAATGGGTGAACTTAATACAAAGCGTTTTATATTTACCTACAAAAAAGACGAAGATTACTACAATAAACAATACTTTGATGAGTACCAAGAAGTTTATGGAGAAAAGATATTAGATGTCCAAAATGATTTCTTAAAAGGTGAAATAAAAAATGAGGTTATATTTAGTCCAACTCCATTAGTTGATACTATTGGCATAGATCGAATAATACCAAAGATATACGATGTTGATGAACAAGGAACGATAAAACCAAAAGCAAGTAACATAAGATTGCTTTATTATGGAGGTGTTAAGACAACTAATAATCCTTACAACCACATTGCTACTTCGGGTACTACTGTTTTATCAACGTATGGTTATGCTGGTCATGTTGATAATCCAACAGCGCCAGTTATTGACTTATCTTTTGGAGTTCCTAAAGAAGTTATGTATTTAACAGATAGTTACACAGCTAACAACTTATATAACGTTTATTGGGCTGATTACTTTAATGAGTTAATAGATAAAAATAGTAAAATATTTATCGGTTACTTTAAGTTAGATGAAATAGATATTAATGAGTTGAACTTTCAATGCAGCTTTCATTTTGAGAATGAGTATTGGCGGTTAAATAAGATTTATGATTATAACCCTTCAAGTGGTGAGCCTACTAAGTGTGAGTTCGTAAAGTTAAAGACTTCTATACCATTTGCAGAAGATACGGGTGTACCAATTAAAGGTGGTGTAACTCCATTAAACAATAATGACTTTGCCCCTGCAAACACGAATAGAACATTATCAAACAATAGTTATGGAATAAAGTCTTTTGGTCAGTATAATATTTTACCGACTATTGGAGATGGGATATTAGTAACTGGCAGTTATAACAATGTTGGAATGGGTGCAAGTAATGTAACCATTTTAGGCAGTAGTGGTGTAACAATTTTAGGTGGCCTAAGCAATGTAACTTTAATTAATAGCAATAATGTTGAGGTAACAGAAAGTAATACAAGCTATGTTAACGGGGTGGCAGTAAGTACATCAACTCCTAAAGTTTACAAAGCATTGCTAACTTCAGCAGGTGTAGGCAATCCTCCAACGAAAGATGTATTAGTTAATACTTTAAGTGGAGTACCTAACTACACATACACCTCACCTGGTTACTTCTTATTAAACTTAACGGGCGAATTTCCAACAAACTCAAAGATATTTGTTTCTTTACAATCAACATCCGCAAGCTACGCTATTGCCACATATTGGAATGATGCAAACTCTATTGGCTTTATAGTTACAGATGCGAGTAATACTTTGGTAGATACTGGATTGAATTATGCGAGTTTAGTATTAGAAGTTTACCCATAACAAAAATATAACAATGGCAAAAGATACAATAGAAATAGATGTTAACGTAGGAGAAGGAGTAAAATCCATGAAAACGTTAAAAAAGGAATTTGCAGAAATGCAAAACGAATTAGATGGATTAGTACCTGGCACTCAAAAATACATTGAAACCTTACAAAAGTTAGGTAGCGTTAAAGATGAGATAGGCGATTTAAAAGCAGAGATACAAGCTTTTGCAGGAACAGATGCTAAGGTAGCTGCATTTGGTAATGTTATTGGTGGTGTTGCATCAGGTTTCCAAGCTGCTCAGGGGGCTGCTGCTTTGTTAGGTGCTGAATCAGAAGAAGTACAAAAGGCTTTATTAAAAGTACAAGCTGCAAGTGCTTTAGCTGATGGTATCAAAGGCATTACTGCAATGGGTGATAGCTTAAAGGTAGCAGGAAATGTAGCTAAACAATTAATAACTCAGATATTAGGAGTTGAAACAGTTACAAAGATAGCTGCGGTTGCACAACGTGTATGGAATGCTGTTATGGCTGCTAATCCAATTATGTTAGTTGTAGTGGCTATTACTGCTTTAGTAGGTGGTATTGCTTTACTTGTTAGTGCTTTAGAAAATTCAAAGGATGCAACAGAATTATACATTGAGGCTAACAATAGAGCAATAGAGCAAAGTAAAGAAACCGTTAAAAGTATTGATAACGAGATATTAGCTTTAAGTGGACTTGCATCAAACGAGAAAGAAATAATAGAGTTAAAAAGACAACGTTATGCTGAATCGGTAAAACAAGCGGAGTTAAGTACAAAGAATGCAGCAGCAGAGTTAAAAAAAGCACAAACTGAGTTAGGTTTTTTAGATGAGATTACAGCATCAGTAAATGAACTTATTGGAGTAGAAGGAGTGAGGGCAGTACTTCAAGCTCAAAACTCTTTTGATGAACAAAAGAAATTAAAAGAAGAAACCGACAACCTAAAAAAAGCAAAAGCAGAACAACAAGCATTTGATAATGAGCAGACACAAAAGAAGATTGACACTGATAAGGCTAATGCTGCAGCAGCGAAGGAAGCAGCGGAGAAAAAGAAACAAGATACTGCTAAATATTTAGATGAATTAAACAAATTAGAGTGGGAGGCATGGCAAGCAAAAAACAAAGCTGAACAAGATGCAGCCGATGCCGCAGCACAAAAAGAAATAGATGACTTTGAATATAATCTAAAGTTAAAAGAAGATATTGAAGAAGATGCAAGGCTAAGAAAGGTAGCGAAAAAAAATAGAGAAGATGAAAAGAGAAAACAAGATGAAGAAGCAGATAATGAAAAAGGACAACAAGCTGCAGAAAAAAGTGTTGAGGCTTTACAAGGTATATCTGATGCGTTCTTTGCTCATAAATTAAAATCAGCAAAAGGTAATGAAGCGGAAACTCTAAAGATACAAAAGAAAGCATTTGAAGTAAATAAAGCGTTTAGTGTTGCACGTGCTATTCAAGATGGTATATTATCAGTATCGGGTGCTTTAGCTAATACAGGAACACTTGGGCCAGGTGCAATAGCTTTAGCAGCAGTTAATGGAGTAATAGCAGCAGCAAACGTAGCAAAGATATTAGCTAGTACGTTTGATGGTGGCAGCGGATCAAATTCAAGTAGTGTTAATGTTTCGACACCTGGTACATTTACACAAGCCCCTAATGTTGGTAGTGGTGGTAATAACCAAACTCAATTAAATGCAGATGGTAGTGTAAACAAACAAGGTCAACCATCAGTAATTAAGGCATATGTTGTAGAAAGTGAAAGCGCAGAAGTATCAAAACGAGTTAATAAATTAAGTGAACAATCTAAAATATAAAATTATGAATTTACCAGTTTACAAATTAGTAATAGATGATAGCGATGAGTTGGGAGTAGACTTCGTTGCTTTAGTGGATAAACCTGCAACTGAAAAGAATTGGATGGCTTTTAATGAAGCTAAACAATACAACTTTGTAGCAGATAAAGATAGAAGATTAATTAGCGGTGCTTTAATGGCTGCCGATTTACCGATTTATCGTAGAGATGAAAGCGGTGAGTACTATGTAATCTTTGACAAAGAGCAAATCGAAAAGATAGCACAACGTTATTTTAAAAGTGGATTTATTCACAATGTAAACATGATGCACGATGCCGAGCGTAAAGTAACAGGTGTTTACATGGTTGAATCTATGATCATAGATAAAACAAGGGGAATAAGAACTCCCGAAGGTTATCCAACACTAACAGAGGGTAGTTGGTTTGGAACTTTTAAAGTTGATAACGATGAGGTTTGGAATGACTTTATAAAGACTGGAGTTTTTAAAGGATTTAGTGTTGAGGGGGCTTTTGCTCATAGAAAGTTAACAGATATGCCACAAGAACAAATCGAAGGAGTGGCAGAAAGAATCCAATCTTTAAAAGAAAAACTAAAAAAGTTTGCAACAACGAAATAAATTAATACTTAATAGTATGGACAATAAACAATCTTTCAAAGAAATAATGAGCGAACTTGCTGCCATTGGCAAAGAGTTTTTCGCCTCAGAAGTAAAAGAGCAATCTTTTATTGACTACAAAGCCGAAGATGGCTCAATAATTAGAACAGATGCGCCTGAAATTGCAATAGGTGTTAAACTTCAAGTTATTACTCCCGAAGGTGTTATGGATATACCTGCTGATGTAACTGAAATGGTAGTTATGGTTAACGATGTACCTACAAAAGTTTACTTAGAAAATGGTGTAGTAATGGGATTAGAACCTAAAGATATGGAAGAAGCTCCAGTTGCAGAAGGTATGCCAGTTATGGAAGAAATGCAATCGGAAGATTTTAGCGCAAAGATTGCATCTTTAGAAGAAAGAATTGCAGCACTTGAAGCAGCAGGTCAATTGTCAACTCAGGAAGTACAAAAAGCTAATGTAACAATTGCAGAGGCAGCTTCAAAGATTGCTCAACAAAATGATTTAAACACTAAACTATTTTCTTTAATTGAGAAGTTAGCAGATGCACCAAGTGTAAAGCCTACTTCAACATCTAAAGAGAAATTTAGCAAACCTACTCCAACACTTTCTGTATTGGATGAATTTAGAAAAAACAACTTTAAATATTAATTAAAAACAAAAAAACAAAATGGGATTTTCATTATCATTAACCGCATACGTTGAAGAAAACAAAGCGGACATTATCACCAAAGCAATCTTAGGTGGTGTAACATTAGGTCTAGGTGTAGATATCAGAACAGGTATCAAATCAACCATGGCTATTCCTAACTTAGATGTAACTGTACCTTTTCAATCAGGTAGTACTTGTGCATTTAACACATCAGGAACAACTACTATTAACCAAATTTCTTTAGCAACTTCGCCTATTGCAATTGCACAAGAATTTTGTTTAAAAGATTTAGAAGCGTACTACACTCAAAAGTATTTACCTGCAGGAGCAAATGAGCAATCAACTTCTATCGAAGGTCAAATTATGGATAGAATGTCTGCGCGTGTTGCTTCACAAGTTGAATCAATGGTTTGGCAAGGGAAAACAACTTACACAAATAGTACTACATTACAGCGCATAAATGGTTGGTTATCAACTATTGATACTGCTGGTACTGCTGTTGCTGCAACCGCTTCAACAATCAATACTACTAACGTATTAACTATTTTTGATGATGTTTATGCAAAAGTACCTGCTGCTGCTTTATCAAATGAGCCAATTGTAGCTTTCTGTGGGATGGACACTTTCCGTATCTTAGCAGCTAAGATTACTTCTACTTATGGTATCTATGGTTCTAACTATAATACTGATGGTGTTTGGGCTAAATTTACTTTAATGTACCCAGGTACAAATATGAAAGTAATTGCAGTACCAGGTTTAAATAACGATAACCCAGTTGATACTGGAGTTCTTCCAACAGCAGTTAAAAATCGTATTATTGCTACTTATGCATCAAACTTATTATTCGGTACTGATTTACAAAGTGATTTAGGTAACCTTGAAGCTTGGTACGACCAAAACACACGTAAGATGAAAATCTATGGTGAGTTTAGAGCAGGTGTAGCAGTTAAATACATTGATCACGTTGTTCAATACACAAATTCTTAATAATAACTTAGGGGTGTAAAAAGCCCCTTTTTAAATACATTTAAAATATGCCATGTATAATTGTTGAAGGGGTAACCCTCGATTGCCGACAAGGGGCAGGTGGGGTAGATAAAATCTACTTAACCGAATGGGCTAACGTTGCATCTGTTACAAGTGCATCGGGTTCAATTTCAGCTATTGGAATGAATAGCGGTAAAAAGTTTTGGGAAGTTCAATTGGAAATGGAAGATGCTTTATTTAATGAAGATGCTACTATTTCTGTTGAAAATGGAACTACTTTTTACGCTCAAACATTAACTTTCTCTGTTTACAAAATGACAGCTAAGAATAGAAATATTGTTAGATTGTTAACTCAAAACAGATTAGCTGTTATTGTTAAAGATATGGATGGTGTTTTCAGATTAGCAGGTGAAACAAGAGCAATGCACTTAACTGCATCAGCATCTACAACTGGTAAAGCATCAGGAGATAAGAATGGGTACAATATTACCTTAACTGGTAAAGAGCCATTACCTTCTAACACAGTTTCATCTGGAATCATTGCAGCATTATTAGTTTAAGTTTTTCATGTTTATAGTTAAGAGGCAGCCCTGTAAGGTTGCCTTTTTTTTTGCAACTTAGTTAATTTTTGGTACTTACTATTATGCAAGTTATCACAAAGCAGTCAAACAATACTTTAGTATTTACTTTAAGTGAAAAGGTAACTTTAAATGCACCTTATTATTTCTTGTTTAGTTTGAAAGGCCAAACAGAAATGAATCCAAAGAATTTTATTGTTGCAGATACTTCTATCTATCCTAACAGATACAATAAATTTTTAATTACCGAAACAACTGGAACAGAAACACTAACAAGTGGAGTGGTTAATTTATCGGATGCTGGTTTTTATGAATATGCAATTTATGAACAAACAAGTTCAACTAATTTAGATATAAAAAATACAACTTCTTTATTAGAAATAGGAATGATAAAAGTAAATGGTAGTGCTGTGATTACACAAGCCTACGACAATCAAACAAAAACTTACATAACGTATGGAGAAGGATAATTTATATAATTTTATTTCCCTTAAATTATCGGCTCACAAAACACCGATTTTTAAAGAAGAAAAGCAAAAAGACTGGATAATTTATGGTGCTGAGAAAGGTGATTATTATAACAATTACCCTGGTTATCTTACTTATTTGTATAATCGTTCATCTAAGCAAAATGCTTTTATCAATGGCAAGGTGCATTACATTTGTGGTAATGGTGTTGGTTTTGATGCACATGGATTAAACATTGAGGCTAAAGCAAGTGTAAATGATTTCTTAAATAAGCCAAATGATAATGGTGATACTTTAAAAGATGTTATTAAAAAGTCAGTATTAGATAAGAAATTGTATGGAGGTTTTTATTTAGAGCTTGTTTGGAATAAGTCGGGTAAATCTTTTGAGATATACCACATGGCTTATAACTCATTGAGAAAGGCAAAGAATGATGATGGTTATTGGTATTCTCGTGATTGGGCTAATAAAAGACAAGACGAAGAAACAACGGGGTTAAAATATATTGATGCTTTTACTCCCGAAGGTGGAACGGGATCACAAATATATTGTGCAAAAGAATATAGACCTGATTTAGATTACTATCCTTTGCCTGATTACTTAGCTTCATGTGTTTATGCAGAGATTGATGTTGAGTTAAGCAATTACCGATTAAATGCCATTAAGAGTGGTTTTAATTCAGGTACTATTATTAGTTTTAATAATGGTAGACCAACAGATGAGGAACGTGAAAACATCGAAGATAAGCTAAAAGAAAAATTTGTAGGAACAGACCAAGCAAATAGCTTATTAATTAATTTTAGTGCATCAAAAGAATCTGCGCCAACTATTGCAAGGTTAGCACCTCAAAATGTGGATACTCAATTGGATTCTTTGAATGACCAAGTTACACAAGAATTAATCATAGGACATAGAATTACAAATCCTTTGTTAGTAGGTATTAAAACACCTGGCGAACTTGGGGGAACAAACCAAATTTCTGAAAGTTTTTTACTTTATCGTAGTACTTATATAGAGCCAAACCAAAAAGAGATTGAGAAAGAGTTTAATTATTTATTAACTTTAAAAGGCTTTGCGAATCGAATTTATCTTAAAGAAGTTACACCAATGCAAGAGGTTTTACCGATTGAAGAAAAGGTAAAAGTAATGACTAAGAATGAAATAAGAGAAATGTTTAACCTGGAAGCTATTGAAGAAGTAGAACCTGTTAAGCCCGTTATTAGTTCAACTGTTCATAGATTTGAAGAAGATGAGTGTTGTAGGCATTCGTTTAATGCAGAAGATATTGAAAACACCATAGAAGTTTTTAGGCAATATGGTGAAGATATTGATAAGTTTGAGTTTATAGATAAGAAATATTTATTTAAGTTTTCTATTGATGATGTATTTGAAAATGAAGTAAAAAATTATTCATTTGATATATTAGAAGGTGATGTAAAGTTACTTTACAGAAACATTATAGACCTTTTAAGTAAAGACCCATTAATGAGTAACAATTCTATTGCAGATACTTTAAAAACTCCATTAAACAGAGTTAAAGTAGCTGTGGATAGGTTAATTAAAGATGGTGCTATTAGTTTAGGTAATGAAGATGTGCCAAATAGAGTACCAACTAAAGAAGCTATTAAGGTTATTGATGAGCAAGGTGCAAAGACTGAGAATTTAAGAATAATGTACACATACGAACCAAGGCCAGGACAAAAGGCTTTATTGCCTACTTCTCGTGAGTTTTGTGTTAAGTTAATGAATGCAGGTAAGATATACAGCCGACAACAAATAGAACAGATTAGTTCGGTAGTTGGTTATGATGTGTGGGCGCAGCGTGGCGGTTGGTGGACACGTAAAGGCGGAGATGTAACAACTCCATATTGCAGACACGTATGGGTACAAAACGTAGTTAGAATTAAGAAATAATGGCAACAATATTATTAGTAACAAGTTCATATGTTAAAGATTACACTTTCATCGACCAAAATGTTGATGAGAAATATATCCGTATTAGCATAGAAGAAGCACAAAAAATACACATTCGCCAATATATTGGTAGTGGTTTGTATGATGAAATAATAACACAAGTAACTAATTCAAGCGTAACAGCTTTAAATACTACTTTGTTAGATAATTATATTATACCTGCGCTTAAATGGTGGACTTTAGTAGAGGCTGCACCTTACTTAACATACAAGGTAACTAACAAAAACATCGTAAGAAAGAATAGCGATAATTCAAGCGGTATAGATTACAATGAGTTAGATCAATTTATGAATATGGTAGTTGATAAAGCGCAGTATCATTCGGCTCGTTTAATAGCTTACCTATGTGAGTACTCAACAAGTTACCCATTATATGATAATCCTGGGGATGGTGTAGATACTATTTATCCTAAAAGGTCAGCATTTGATTGTGGCATTTATTTAGGCAAAACATTTAAACCTACAAGCTATGAAGAAAGATTTGAAAACAAAAACAGACATTAAAAAAAAGAATACAAGTAAGGGAGTAAAAAATTATACAAAGATTAAACTTTTAAAACAATACATAAGTGGTAACACTAAACCAAGTAATAACGAACCTAAGTAACATTGCATCTGCTCATTATCAATTAAAGTCTTTTGGTAATGGTTCGATACAAGAGTTTGCTACAAGTGGCACGACTAACTATCCTGCTATGTGGGTGGATTACGAACCATCCCAGGTGCAAGGTCGTAGTTATTTACACGTTTTAAGAATTTATGTTTGTGATAGATTAATTAAGGGTAAAAAGAATGAATTAGATGTTTTTAGTGATACGCAGCAAATTTGCTTAGATATATTAGCGCAAGTTCAAAGTAACATTTATGGCTGGAAGTTAGTTAGTGATTCAGTTACATTAAGCCCATTTAGTGAGCCTCGTTTTGATGACGAAGATGCTGGTTATTACTTTGATCTAACATTAAAAGTACCTTTTGATTATGATAGGTGTCAGATACCATTTACAGCAGCTATAACTAATCCAAGTCAATACCCTTCAAATACGGGGAGTGCAGCAGGTACAATTAACGTGTATATTGATGGGGTGTTACAAAGTTCAACAAGTTCAATAGATTTAGACAATGAAACAGTTAATATATTATGGACATAAATATAAATAGTCAAATTTTAGTATATAATGATTTAGCATCATTTCCTGTAACGGGGGCAGCTAAAACATTCTATGTGGCAGATGATACTGAAAAGCTTTATCGTTGGACTGGCAGTGCTTATGTTGAGGTTTCAACAGGTGGCGGTGTGCCTTACACTGGAGCAACTCAAAATGTTGATTTAGGCGAATATCAATTAAAAGCAGACCAATTTGAAATTGACCAACAACCAACTGGCTCAGCAGGCATTGCTGTAATGCGTTGGAATGATACCGATGGGACTTTAGATTTAGGTTTAAAAGGTGGCAATGTTACCTTGCAAATCGGGCAGGAGCAAGTTGTAAGAGTGGTAAATAAAACAGCTACAAATATTAATTTAGAACAAACTAATTACCAAGCGGTAAGGGTAACGGGTGCGCAAGGTGAGAGGTTAAAAGTTGATTTAGCTTTAGCCACAAATGATGTGTTGAGTGCAGAAACTATTGGACTTGTAACTGAAAAAATAATTAATAATCAAGAAGGTTTTATTACTACAAGTGGTTTAGTTCGTGCAATTAACACAACTGGCAGTTTACAGGGCGAAACTTGGGCTGACGGGGACATCGTTTATCTA